TCCTGCTCGCTCATCTTCCCACCAATCATCATCTCGACCGCGCAGAGAGTCTCTGCCCGACTCTCAGCACTGTCGAACGTGCAGTTGGCGGTGAGATTGTCGCTCGCGCGATCATCGCAGCGTGGCGTCCCAACTACGACGATCTGATTGTCAGGAGGGTCCAATGATCCGCCATCGCACGCCCACCCTCGACCCTGATCAGGACATCACCCTCCGGTACATCGAGGAGCAGTTCAACAGGCTCGAATATGCTGCGTGGCAGATCCGTTGCGCCGCCATTGAACTCGCCTGCTCTGTTGCCGTCGGAGGCGATCCCGTGAAGCTGAACACTTTGCTACGCGCCTGCATCCTCGGCGGCGTCTATGACTCCTCACCGGATACCTTGGCCGACGATCTGCGCCGTGTCATCGCGGAGGTTCTCCATGGCTAGACCACGTTGGATTCTCCGTCGCAGCCCGATGACGGGTCGCTGGTTCGTCCGGCGCTCCGACCGCCGGAACCACGACTACTTCGAGAACTGGTCGCAGGCCCTGAAACACCTCCAGGGCATGGTCTCCCGCTGGGCGATTGCCAACGTTCTGGACCGGGCCGTGGCAGCCCCGGGCGAGTGTGAAGCTCTCTCCGCCGCGCTCGTCACCGGCGACACGATGCTGGCGAAGCGCCAGCGGATCGCGTGGGCGGCCCGGATGCGCAAGCTGTCCCTCTGGATCTACGAGGAGGTCGAGGACGATCCGGCGGACACCATGTTCCTCGTTCAGGTGCGGGGAAAGAAGCGGAGGCGCGGATGAGCCGGATCGAACACGCCTATACCCGGTACCTCGTTGACGGTGATGTCAGGGCGCTCGACGACCTCCTCGACGACGCCCGCCGGATCGCCATCTCGGTCGCCCGTCGCCTCGGATGTGAAGATGCCGAGGACATCGCGCAGCAGGCCAGCATCATCGTCTGGCAGAAGCTGCGTGATTTCGACCCGCGCCGGGCTTCGCTCAGCACCTGGATCGGGATGATCGTCCGGCGTCTCGTCATCGACCAGTACCGCGCCGCTCCGCCGCACGCCACTGTTCTCGACGAGGCCGCCCTCCCCCAGCCACCACGGCTCGATTATGACCTTATCGATACCAGCCACCTCAGCTATGAGGACCGCCGCGCCGTGGCCGTTCTGGCGCTCGGCGGAGACTTCGAAAGCGCAGCGGCGACACTGGCGATCACCGTGCCCGCACTGAAGAAGCGCCTCCATCGGATCGGGGCGAAAAATAGATCTGTCGATTCTGTCTCACTTTTGACATCCGGGTCCGTATAACCAGACAGCGAGAAGGCTTTGGGCTCCTCCTCCCAGCCTCTCTCATCTCCGTGCACACGACGCCCGGGCAGCGGTCGCCAGATCGCCAGCCCGGGCGGCTCCGTCCCGGAAGGACTTCGCTATGCATCTCGATATCGTTTTTGCCGTCGTCATCATCGTCATCGCTGCAGTGCTCTATCTCCGTCGCCACGCCGCTGTCGAAGCAAAGATTGAGGCCGACGCCTCCTCTCTGAAGAATTCCGCCACCACCGAGGCGAAGAAGATCGAAACCGCCGTCGAGACTGACCTTAAGCATCTGTGATCTGTGATCGACCTTCGAAAGACACTCGACGGGATCGCGTCGATCCCCGATCATCTCTGGGCCATGGCGGTCATCGCCGCAGGCTCGATCCTCACCATCGCTCACCAGCACGACACCGGGCAGGCGCTTGTCGCCGCCGGTCTGGCGATGTGGCGCGGCAAACAGACGTAGATGCCTTCACGCCCGAAGCGTCCGTGTAGACGTCCGGGATGTGCGGCTCTGGTTGAGTCAGGCTATTGCGAGGCGCACCGGTACAACCGGACGGATACTCGTGAGACTGCCAACGCTCGCGGATACGACTACGCCTGGCAGCAATTCCGGGAGCAGTACCTCCGCGAACATCCGCTCTGTGTTGACTGTCTGCGCATGAACCCGCCGCGCGTCACCGTGGCGACCGATGTGCACCACATCCAGAAGCTGACACTCCGGCCCGACCTGAAGTACGACGAGACGAATCTGATGGCACTCGACAAGAGCTGCCACCAGGTCAGAACTGCCCGGGGCGAATGAAGCAGGCTCGCCATAAGTGATTGAGGGTATAGGGGGTTAGTATTCGCCAGAAGTGGCACCCACTAGACCACACGCCTGGGAAGAAATTTTAGGCCGCAAGTTAGAGGGTGGGGGTAGTGCCTCGTCCCCCCTCGATTTAGTTTTGGGTGTCGATCCAGTTCGCCCGCTCAACCACGGCGTTTGTCGGCGTGAAGCTCCACTCCACCCATCGAGACGCATCCGAAGGGTCGCATCCTTTGGCGCGGTAACGAGACGACGTTAGTCGCTTGGATCGATCCACGAAACTGAGTGCTATGGCCTCAGCTTCCAGCGCGGCTTTCTCGCCCAGCAACTTAAGAGCATCTGCGCGCTCCACGAAGATGTTCATCCTGGTTGACCTCCTCAACGCCTATCATCGCATGAAGATATCCGACCTCCAGCCCGACAAACGCAACGCCCGCCGCGCCAGCAAGCGCAGCCACGAAGCCGTCGAGCACTCGCTCCGGAATCTTGGGGCAGGACGCAGTATTTTGCTGGACTCCCAGGCAAGAATAATTGCGGGCAACACCACCGCCGCCAGCGCCGCAGCAGCGGGCATCGAGGACATGATCGTCGTCCAGACCGACGGCACAAAGCTCATTGCGGTACAGCGCACCGACCTCGATCTGGAGCACGACGCGAAGGCGAAGCAGCTCCAGATCGCCGACAATCGCTCGGCGGAGTTCGCCGAGTGGAACCCGGAAGTCCTGGCTGAGTTATCCGCCGACCTCGACCTGAAGCCATTTTTCAGCGACGCCGAACTGGCGAAAGTACTCGGTCAACCAGCCGAGGACAGCGCAGAGCTTCCACCCGAGAGCTTCGGCGTTCTCATCGAGAATCTGACCGAACAGCAGCAACTTGGGCTTCTGGAACGACTCTCCGGCGAAGGGCTCAGCGTCAAGGCAATGACGCTCTGATGCAAATCGTCAGAGAGACAGCGATTCAACCCACCGGGCGAGTCATGCAGTTACGCGGCATGTTCGACTTGCCACCGGAGAAGACCTCCAGAGTCGAGTGGGACGTGCATCTCTCGCTGCCTGATACGTGGAACGTCGGCCTAATCGTCGGCCCCTCCGGCTGCGGCAAAAGCACCATCGCCCGCGAGATGTTCGGCGATCATCTCGTGAGCGGTTACGACTGGCCTATTGACCGAAGCGTCATCGACGGGTTTCCCGCCGACGCCGGTATCAAGGACATAACCGCGCTCCTTTCGAGCGTGGGATTCAGTTCTCCGCCGAGCTGGCTGCGTCCGTTTCACGTTCTGAGTAATGGTGAGCAGTTCCGTGCCACCGTCGCTCGCGCTCTGACCGAGCGGCGTGATCTTGTGGTACTGGACGAGTGGACCTCGGTGGTGGATCGCAACGTCGCGCAAATCGGCTCCGCCGCCGTCGCGAAGACCGTGCGCCGTCGGAATCAGAAGTTAATCGCGGTTGGGTGCCATTACGATGTGATCGACTGGCTCCAGCCAGACTGGATTTACGAGCCCGCCACGGACAGCTTCACGCTTCCTCGCGGGAGTCTTCACCGACCGCCGGTCGAGCTTAGTGTCCGGCGCGTGCATTACTCCGCTTGGGAGCTATTCAGGCACCATCATTATTTAGACACGTCTCTGCATAAGGCAGCAGCGTGTTACATCGCCACCTGGCGCGGCTTGCCGGTCGCCTTCTCCGCGTGGCTATTTATGCCGAGCGGCACGGTAAAGAACGCATGGCGCGAACATCGCACTGTGACACTGCCTGATTTTCAGGGTGTCGGGATAGGAAACGCGCTCAGCGCTTACGTCGCCAGTATGTATCGTGGCCTGGGCAATCGAGCGTACTCCGCCACGTCGCACCCGGCCATGATCCGGAGCCGCGCAGCGTCGCCTCTCTGGAGAGTCGCACGAGCGACAGGATTCACCGTCAGGGATGGCGGCAAGGTATCGGGGCGAGCCACCGGACGACTCACCACAGGGTTCGAGTACATCGGCCCGGCGATGGATACAGCAGAGGCAAGGAAGCTATATGCCCGGACCACCGCCTAAACCGACAGCTCTGAAAACTCTCGCCGGTAACCCGGGCCATCGCCCGCTGAATCACGCGGAGCCGCAGCCGACAGGCGTTCCGAAGTGTCCGCCGCACCTCGACAAGGATGCGAAGAAAGAATGGAAGCGCATCAGCAAAGAGCTGATCGCGCTCGGTCTGCTCACTGAAGTGGATCGCGCCGCTCTCGCTGCCTACTGTTCGGCCTGGAGCCGCTGGGTCGCAGCCGAGGAGCACATCGCGAAGCTCGGCCTGGTCGTGAAGGCCCCTTCCGGCTATCCGATCAATAACCCCTATGTGGGTATTGCCAATGTGGCGATGGATCAGATGCGGAGGTTCCTCATCGAGTTCGGCCTCACCCCGGCGAGCCGCTCGCGAATCCACATCGACCAGAAACAGAAAAGCGATGTTGATCCTTTCACCGCGTTCATGGCCTCGATAGGAGCCGATGACGAAACCCAGCTACAGCGAGAGGGCACACCGGTACGCCCGTGATGTAGCTGACGGAAACATCGTCGCTTCGAAGTGGATCAAGCTCGCGTGTCGGCGTCACATCGAGGATCGGCAAAAGACCGACTGGCGTTGGCACTTTGACGCCGACAAAGCGAACAAGGTCTGCCGCTTCATCGAACAACATCGCCTCGCATCTGGTGAGCCCTTCATTCTTCAGCCGTTTCAGATTTGGCTGGTTGCCAGCCTCATGGGATGGATGGACGAGTCCGGGACCCGCAAATACATCGAGGCGATTGTGATGATCGCGAAGGGGAACGGAAAATCCCCTCTCGTCGCAGCGCTCTGTCTCTGGTTCGCGTTCTTCGATGGCGTCAACAATGCCGAAGTCTACTGTGGCGCGACGAATCTCAACCAGGCGATGGAAGTCTTCCGCCCCGCGCTGAGCTACGTTGAGCAACAGCCCGCGTACCAGCGGATGGGCATCACCGCCCAGAAGAAATCGATCTTCTCGCGCAGCGGCGCACGCTTTCAGCCCGTAATTTCGAAGGGTAAGCACGGCGCTCGTCCCTATCTCGCAGTACTCGACGAGCTGCACCAGGCAATCAGCGGCGATCTGTACGGCACATTTAAGACCGGGTGCAATAAGACCCCGAATTCGTTGCTGCTGACCATCTCAACCGCCGGTGTAGCGTCACTGGAGAATCCGTGCCACCAATTGCAGCTCAAGGCGCAGAAGGCACTCGACGGCTCCTTACCTGATGATCGTCTGTTCGCCGCGCTCTACCTGGCGGACGATGACGTTGACTGGACCTCCGAAGAAGCGCTCCTGATGAGTAACCCGAACCTGGGAATCAGCAATGACGCGGAGAAAGTCCGTCTCGCTATCGTTGACGCGCAGCGGAATCCGGCGCACCAGAACAACGTCAAGGCGATGCACCTCAACATCTGGTCCACGGCAAGCGCCGCCTGGATGAATATGCTGGCGTGGGGTAAGTGTCTCGATCCAGAGCTGACCGAGGAAACTGTCAAGACGCTGTCGTGCTGGATCGGCTCGGATCTTGCATCGAAGCTTGACCTCTCCGCGACGATTCGGCTGTACCGTGACGACTTCGGATCGAAGCCACATTATTACTGCTTCGCACGCACCTATCTGCCTGAAGAACGCGTAAACGCTCCGGAAAACCAGCACTACCAGGGTTGGGCGAAACAAGGATTCCTGACCGCGACACCCGGCAGCTCCATCGATTACTCGACTATCGAGGCCGATGCGGTCGCTGATATCGCTGCCAGCCAGGCGCAGGAGCTGGCCTACGACGCCCGATACGCCGATCAGTGGTCGCAGAGGATCGCTGACGCCACCGGCATCCCCCGGATCGAGACGCCGCCAAGCCCCGCTGTCCTCAGCCCGGCAATGAAAGAGCTGGAAGCCGCCGTCGTCGATGGCCGATTCCACCACACCGGACACCCGGTCCTTACCTGGTGCATCAGCAACGTGCTCACTCGTGAAACATCGGCGGGCAACTACACGATGCCGGAAAAGGAACGGCCCGAGAACAAGATTGACGCCGCTGTCGCGCTCTTCATCGCGATGAGCCGCGCCATGCTGGCCCCGGTAAACGACGACAGTAACGATCTTGGATTCATGGTGATCTAACTTGCCTCTCTTCGACACATCCATCACGACACTCGGGCTTGAGCAGCCGGAGAAACGCAGCGGGGCATTCGATGACCCGACGACTCCGATGACCGCAATCGCCGTGTGGAACGAGATGGATGGTGGACCGACCGCGTCAGGGGAACTCGTTTCCGAGCGGACGGCGATGGCCATCAGCACGGTCTATACGTGCGTAACACTGCTCTCCGAAGCCGTCGCCTCGCTGCCATGCCAATTGATTCGACATCTCGACAATGGCCGGGAAGAAGCCACGGATCACTACCTTTATTCACTGCTCGCCTACGCTCCTAACCCGGAGATGACGGCCTTCACCTTCTGGAGCACCATGGTGGGCTGCTCCGCCTTCACGGGCAACGGGTATGCGCAAATCACGCGCGATCCGGACGGAGTACCGAACGGCTTCTGGCCGCTGCACCCGCTCAAGACTGAGCCAGTCCGGATGCCCGATGCAACGCTCGCCTATCGGACCCACGACGGGATGAAAGACGGCACCTATCGGATCGTCCCGAGTAAAGATGTCCTGCACTTCCCTCTCTTTTCGATGGACGGCATCAAGGGCATCAGCCCGGTCCGCGCTGCTCGTGAAGCGTTCGCGCTCGCGATGGCTGCGGAGAAGTTCGGCGCTCGCTTCTTCGGGAATGGCGCTCACAGTCCCTCCATCCTCATCAAGAAAGGTCCGAAGCCGGACCCCAAGGCGCAGCGTGAGTTCCGCGAGTCATGGCAGAGCGAGTTCGGTGGCTCGAACGCCCATAAGCAGGCCATTCTTTTCGGCGAATGGGACGTAAAGAGCATCGGCGTCTCTCCGGAGGACAGTCAATTCCTCGCAACGCGGAATTTTCAGCGTGCGGACATCGCAGCGATGTTCCATCTGCAGCCACACCAGGTTGGTGATACCTCACGTCTCTCGAATGCGAATCACGTTCAGGCACAGCTCTCGTTCGTCACCGACACCCTGCGTCCGATCCTCGCCCGGATCGAGACAGAACTGAAGCGCAAGCTCCTCATGCAAAGCCCCACTCTGGAGGTCGTCTTCGACGTGGGCTCGCGTTTGCGCGGTGACTTCCTCACGACCCAGCAGGGCTACCAGCTTGGTCGCATGGGCGGCTGGCTCTCCGTCAACGACATTCGCGAAGACATGGGCAAGAATCCCATCGGACCCGAGGGCGATACCTATCTGTACCCGGTCAATTACGCGAACGCCGACCAGCTCCTGAAAGATCAGAACCTCATCCC